TCACATGTTAGAAAGCAATTTAATCGTCCATTAACTGGTAAAGAAGAACAAGCATTAACTAGAGTACTTCTTAAAACAGATATGTCTTCATTAACTGCTGGTTTTAGTGCTGAACAAATGAAACGTCTAGTTATAGATGATGCATTTCTAGCACAAGAGATACGCAAAGCAGAACAAGCCCTTAATAAGTTTGGTTTGAATGCTACATGGTATAGAAAACAAGCCAACTCTTTAGCTAACTTCATGGTTACAGATGAATTTACTGAAGATTTCGGTCTTAAAAATGCTCATGCAATATCTAGACTAGTTGGTCTGAATGCTAGAGTACCTAAAGATGCTGCACAAGCAGAACTAGTAATAGATAAATTGGCTTCATTAAAAGCTATACGAGTGACTCAACAAAAAAGACCTGATGATATGAAGGTAGTTGTAGACTTGTTTAACGAAGAGTTTGCGACTAATGTGAATCCAGAAGAAAACGGGGTCATGTTTACTCTTATGTATCATGCAGATTATAAAGAACGTGTCCTAGACCAATTATTTGATGGTAACCCAATGCAGACTGTTAAGGGGTATATTCGTGAAATATATGACCCTAACCAAAGCTTCCAAGTAGCTCCTGAAGCTGATGTAGAAATGATGGCTAGAGATGGTTTTGTACGTAAAGGTAGAGTAGGTAAAGACCCTTCAGACCCTAACGGATTACCTATGGCAATCTATGTAAGTGATATGGGTCAATTAGCTGCTTGGCAGGCTGGTGGAATTTCATTAGCAAGTATGACTGCTAAGGGTAGTAAGTACTATGACACAGTAGTTAATACTAATGCGCCTAACAATACTAATGTAAGTCCTTCAGTAGCTATTACTATTAAAAGACGTAAAGAAAAGGCTGCTAGAGATATTTATGCTGGCGTATCTACTCCTATTTCTAGAACTACACTAGTACCTATCATTGATGAGACAGGAAAGGTTACTGACTTCCATTACCTAATGAAAGACACTACTAAGGAGTTTTTAAATCGTAATATACAGTTGTCTGATGTATTCGGTGCTATGGAAGGAAACATGAAATCTAAAGTAGCTGGTGCAGAGATGAATAATAAATTTGTAGAAGCTCTCACAGAGGATTTTAAAGACAACTTTAGTAAGAAGAGAGAGCAATACTCATTTGTTGGATTAAATAGCGACAGGAGTGATTTGGAGGAGCTTTATAAGATGATGCCAATAGATATGCGTAATGCAATTAAAGCATCAACTGGCCAAGATGGAATTTGGGTACGTGACGACATAATTAAATTAGTATTTGGCCAACGTAAGTTTAGTATAGCTCATTACTTTAAAGAGAAAGCTCAGTTAGGTGAAGCCAATACAAAATTAGGTAATATGTACTTGAATAAGGTTTATCACAAACTAGGTTCACCTAGAGTAGCTAAAATAGAAAAAGGTTGGCAGGAAATAATAGCTTGGGTTAAAGATACTATTGTAATAAAAAGTGTAGTCACTCTATTAGGTAACGTTGCTAGTAATAACGTACTACTATGGTCTCTTGGTGTACCAATAAAAGGTATTGTAGCTAACCAAGAAAGAGCAGTACGTTATGCTGAACAGTATCAAGACAACCAAGAACGTCTTGATGAAATTGATAGACAAATTGCTGTTAATAATAAAAAACAAGATACGTTAATTAATAGAAATAAAATTAAAGCTTTGGAAGTTGAGAAGACTAGGATAAATGATAAGCAGGTGACTAACCCAATACATGGATTAATTGAAGCAGGTATCTACCAATCAATAATTGATGATGTAGATATGTTAGATGATGGGTTTAGTTATAAAACTCAGCTAGAAGATTGGGTTGCTCCTGTTACTGATAAGATACCCAGCCAGCTTAAGACTATTGGTAGTTATGTCACATTAAGCCAAGATAATAAGGCTTATCAGTTCTTGAGAAGAAGTACTCAATTGTCTGATTTTGCAGCAAGGTTTGCATTGCATGAGCATAATTTGAGTAAAGGGATGTCTATGACTGATTCAGTTAATATGATTGTAGATGTATTCATTGATTATGATTTACCTACACATAAAGGTATTGAGTATTTGAACAGTATAGGTGGAGTTTTCTTTACTAAGTTCTTTTTAAGAATTCAGAAAGTTATTCTTTATACATTACAAAACTATCCAGCTAGGTTCTTTGGTTTACATTACTTACAGGAATTATTTGGGAACATATCAGACATTGCTGATTCATTTGGATTAACTAAAGATTTAGCGTTTATGTTTAAAACACCAATAGGAGCATTGGAAGGGATATTAGATATGCATCCTACAATTAATTTACTGAGATAATAAAAAAACACCCCCAAGCACTTAAGCAAGGGGGTGTATAATTTTATTAAAAGGGAATTTCTTCGTAAAGAGTATCGAATGTTACAGCTACCCAATTGTAACCTGTTTGGATAACTACTAGTTTCCCATCTTCAGGGTCAAGAACAAAGCCACATACAACAGCAGAATGCATTTCATGGTTTTCATCTGCATATGATACGCACTCACCTGTAACTAAATCGTTATATGTTCGTGTATGAGATAAAGCACGAAAAGTACGTTTATTGGATTGAGGTGTTTCTACATCATTGGCTTGCATTAGCAAGTCATGACGTAACTTCCACGCATACTGCATAGCATCAGCTAATTCATCAATAATATGACTACACCATTCATGGGGTTTTAAGTCATCTCTATCCATAGTTGTACCGTACTTATTCCAACCAAGATGGCTACGCGCATCAAAGTATTTTTTTATTTCTTCAGTTACTTGTACTTCAGGACATGGATTGTCAGAAAGTTCCATTGGTTTTCCTTAGTGTGTTGTTAGATAAAAAAATACCCCAATTAAGGGGTACGAAGTGAAACAATTAATGTAAATAAATTATGATGCATCCTCAAAGGTGTCACCAGCACCATCATCCCAAGTGACAGGAGCTGTAAATGTATAAAGTGGAGATTCAGTAATATCAGTAGCTATTAGTATTGGGTTACCACCAGTTACTTCTTTAAGTGTCCAGCTCTTTATATATTGTTCTTTAAGGTTATCAGCGTTATTATTACCTTGTTTAAGCACAGTCCAAATCTCTTTGTCTGCACCTACTACGCTAAATGGTACTGCTAATCTTTTATAGCCAGTATTATCAAATCCTAACTGAACACCTAATACGCCTGCTGGAGCTGTGAATTGATATACTTCTATACCAGTCGGTCCGACAAAAGCTGAAGGACTCTGCCTAGCTTCCACTTCAAATATATAGTCACCAGCGGGTAATGTAGTCTTCATATAAACTGCATACGAGGCACCAGCGATAGTTTTAGTTGCCTGTAACTCATTACTGACTATAGATAGTGTAGTAACATCTCCATCAAGTATGCCAGTAAGGTCAGTAAATGGAGCTACGTTGCTTAACTCTTCTGGACCTAACGGTGCGAGACTGTTAGCTACAAGACTGGTAGTGGCTAAGTCATCATCAATAAAGGAGTTAACAATAGGTACGCCAGCTTTATCAATCTCTAAATCTGACATTATATCAGGAGTAAATTGAGAGCCTCCTGTATCACATAGTACGTCTACTGTAAGTGTAGTAGAACCTACTATCCCTGAAGTAGCCACTGGAGTTGTATTGCCATTTACATATACGCTAATACCATTTCCTGAACGTACGGTTTCAATAAGAACACGTTTACCTGCATACGGTGTAAACGTACCGACAGGTATCGCTAAATCAACATCATCACTCATTCTAAAGCTACCATCTCCAGCAGCAAATATAGCTAGTCTGTTTTTGAAGTCACCTGAGTAGCCAAAGATAACCTGTGTGGTTAATGGGTTAGTTAATACTGGACGTGCTTTAATATTAAAGTTACCAGTACCGAAAACAATAGGTGAGCTAAATGTAAAGTAGCTTACATCGTCAGTAAGTGGACTAAATAGTCTAGTTACAACAGCAGGGGTAGCAGCATTGGATTCTCCCGCACCAAACCCCTGACCAATTAGAGTTAAAGGAAGCGGTTGAACTAATGTTCTTATTAAACTTTTAGTTGGCATGGGAAAACCTCCTTATACTAAGTAAACTTTAGCATTACCTGCAATCAAAAACTGATATTGAAGTTCATTCCTAAAACTAAAACCTTCAGCAGTATTACCAGCATAGTTCTTAATAGTAACCCAACCATCGAGGGTATTTACTTGTAAATCTACTGTACCTGTACCAAGATTAACGATAATCATACGTTCTTGATTCATGTTAGCACTTAAACCAAGATTGGCACTAAATGGTGTTTCGGTTAATAATTCTTTCATGGGGATTCTCTAGTTGGTTAATTAACTAGCATAGAATACCATTAGATTAAATAAAAATAACCCCTTGTCTTGAAAGTAAAGACAAAGGGTTATATCCACCTTGGAGTAAAATTTTTATTAAGAAGTGCTCTCAGGAAAAGATGTAGTAAAATCCCCTAAGAAAAGCTACAAAACCTAAGAGCACTTGTTAATTTATTTTGGTTTATCTTTTTTACAGTATTCAAAATATTGCTGACCTAACCACCCAGATACAATAACAATAATTAAAAGTAAGGTTAAGATACCTATAATTGGAAGAAGTAAGGCTATGACTATCGCCATAACCCCAGCTACAAGTGTACCAAAGAATACACCTAAGCTCTTAATCCACTTAATCACTACTTAACCAAACATAGAAGTTGAAGTAGGGGTATCTTCTTCTTCAGGCTCAGGTTGACCTAAATCAGATTCAGGTGTTTCTACTGGCATGACAACATCTTCTTCAGCAAGAATTTCATCTATTACTTCTTCAGCAATAGCATTAGCAATAGTTTCGTCATTTTCAACAACTACTTCTTTTGCTAATCTTTCTTCATAGTCTTGAGTACCCCTGAGTTTTGTAATAAGGGGAGTTTCCATATCACTAATACTAATAGTAGCAGTAACTTCTGGCGTAGGTTTATCAGCAGATTTACGACCTACGATAACTGATACATCAATATCTTTATTAGAGACATTCATGTTCAAATCAGTTTGTAAATACTGGATTAATGCTTTTTTAACAGCATCGGTACTAAGGGTCATGGTAATCATGATGGGTTCCTATTTAATGAATAACATTGATTTTTTAAACACTTGTGACTTTATTCCTGCAACTATTGCAGCTAAAGCATCAGCTAAATGTTCATTCTTTTTTAATGCAACTTGGCTGTTACCTTTAATCCAATCACCTTCAGGTAATTGTTTAAAAGCCCAACTTATCATTTCTTCTTTAGTTGCAGTACGTCTGTTACATGCAGCTAATTTGAGTTCAGTTGGAGTTAATACAAAATAAGGTACTTCGACCCATGCAAATAATCCAATACAGATACCGTAAGAAGCCATTGCTCTAGCACTTTGAGAACCTGTCGGTAACTCAACAAAACAGAAATCTACATCTTTTAACATACGTTTTAGAAATTCTTTATGTATGTGTGCACGTTCAAGGTCTTCTACATTTTTGTTAGATATTTTTTTCTTTGCTGGTTTAGTTTCTGAAAGCTCCATTGATAAGTACTTAAAGTCAGTTACTATGCAGCTATCCGCTAAATCTAAAGTTACTGAAAGCTTAACAGCACCTAAGTTGGATAAAGAAGGGTCTAATCCCATTACAGTGAATGTTTTAAGATTAGTAGTCATTTAAGTTGCTCAAATAGGGGAACGAATTCCCCTATATTAGTTAATAGAATTAATCAAAGCAAGGTTAATGATTATTCTGGTTTATCACCAAACATACTTGAAGGCTGATGACCTTCACCGCCAGCGGCTTTGGTTTGACTTGCAAAAGGATTGGCACCAGATTGAGGAGCAGAAGTGACTGGTTTATAAGTATCAACAACCTGTCCAGCAAATGTTTCAGACCATTTATCAATAAACTTGGCTTCAGTATTAGCTTTAATTTCAGTACTAGTTTTACCAGTTTCACTATCAAAGTACTTGTCAACTTCATTAACGAGCTGCTCTTCATTACTAGGTTGGTAATTGTTACCAACTTTAACTTGTTTATTTTGACGAATCTGTTTAATACCAATTTTAGAAGTTAAACCACGTAATTCAGGATAAGTAGTGACCAGTGTTGGTACTTCTTTACTTTGTGCTCCGTCATACAGTTTGATAGTAGCTTCTTGTTCTTCCAAATCAAGCAAACCCTTACCTAGTAAGAGATTACACATGAAATCTACGTGCGAAAAGCCAGGTAATGGCAGTTTTTTACCTTCTTTCTCGTAGTAAGGTTTATTACCTTTTGCGTTACCAGAAGTAATGTACTGACGGTCAGTAATTTTACGACCTTTACTATTGGCCCATACTGTAAAGAAGCCAAGTGCACCACTGCCAGATTTTTGACTGTAAGCTACTTCAAGACGCATATCATAGATACCACCATCAAGTACTGAACCACCTACAGAATCTCTTTCTTCAACTGACTCAGTTTGAGCCATATCACTTTTTAAATTTGCTAAGGACATTTTATGTCTCCGTTGTTTTACTCAGAAAAGCCCTACGAAGTAGGGCATTAAGGGTTATTTTTCTTCTTCTGCGTAATAAGTTTCAAGTTTATTAAAGACTGACTGAAGGTCATTATCAATAAATGTCTCGCTACGTTTCCACATACCTAATGGTGCTCGCATACGTTCATTTACTGTGTCTTTAGTTAGGCGAGTCTGGAAGCAGTGTTTAAATCCTACCTCTTCTTCGTCCTCAGTAATCTTTAATAAATCACTGGCTTGGTTTTGAGCTTCTAACTTTTTAATTGGTACTTTTTTAGTACTAATTACATTAGAGAAGTAAGACTCGATGCCTTGAGCCATTAAGGAACCTTTAACTTTTACTAAGGTTTCAGTGACTAATTCACCTTCATTAAAGATGTCAGCAGTATGAGCCAAAATAGCTATTTTCTTATCAGTTTTAGCAACATACATTTGCATTAAACGTTTCCAGAACTGAGCGTAGTCACCCCAAGCAGACCGACCATCAGCAGCCGTAGCGACATATACTGATTCGTACATATCCATTAGGAATGTAGCGGTATCAATAATCACACCTTCATAATCATCTGGCTTACTAAGCATGTGGTCAAAACCACCGAATACATCCATTGGGTCTGTAAGGTTATAAGACTCAAATTTGTTTTTGAATGGTAAAGCCTTATTGTTTTCGCAATTAAGATACATCCACTTGGATTGGTTCTCTAAATTACGAAGACTAAGACTCTTACCAGTGCCAGTTTTACCTGACACTAGGATAAGATTGTTGTTCATTATTTACCTCGTTTGACTATTGCTTTAGCAGCAGTAGATAGGATTGTAGAAGCAAGTTCAGACTCACTGAGACCGTTAGGTAGTTTTTCATTAAGTTGCTTAAGAGCACGTTCTACCTCGTCATAAGACTTATTAGCATCTACTAACATCAGTGCATACTTAATAAGTTGATTACTTCGATTACCTTCACCAGTATTATTCACAAACCATCGTTCAATATTAGTAAGATTCTCAAGATTAGCCATTTGGCTTTTAAGTTGCTCACTTTTACTGGTTTTAGGTATAAACAGAAGTGCATTTAATAAATCACCATCAAGGTTTTTATGGATTTCTCCATTATGGGTAAGCCATTTACGAGCACGTTGAAAGGTTTTGTCATCTACATTAATAGGAAGCCAATTAGCGATATTCTGCATAAACTGCCTAAACTCGTCTCTCGACATGCGAAGCGTGTGAGTAAGGGGTAACACTATTCTGAATCGGTCTTCACCGTTACAGCCATCACCAACCGTTCTATGACGTTTTGTGGTGTACATATAGTATTTATATTCACCCATGAATACTTTGGCTTCATCAAGAGTAGCAGTACCGTCTACATCTAATACGACAAGATTAAATCCTTCAATAGAATTATCTTCCATTCTGTGGCCATCCATCATGTGATGATTGACCCAGTTGTAAGATGGCATGTTTAAGAGCTTATCTAACTTATCAAATGGAGCGTAGTCAGGAGAGTATCCTTGAGCTAATCCAGCACTGTGAGCTACTATGGTTTTGCTTAAGTCTGTAACTTCTAAAGTCTCACCTTTAAAAAACTCTATACCGTCATTAAATTGACGTTTTATGACGATATTGTTTTTATAAGCCCAAGCAGTGGCCAGAGCAATAAGGTCACTCTTTTGACTAACTGAACCGCGATAAAATGGCAAGTCTTCTACCAAATCGACATTAGTAACTTCATGCTCAACAATAGCAATATATTTAGCTAATTTTACGTAATTACGGTCACGAGTAAGGATTTTAGCAAAATCTGCACCAGATTCCTCAGCACGTTTAATAGCAGAATATAAATGCTTCATTTCAATTTGATATGAGCCTTCAGTAAATGCATAAGCACCAGCTAATTTCATAGCTTTAAAGTAACGGTGAGCTATTTCAGCTTTACGTATTTCATCATGTTCTGACAATGAATCCGCTTCAGCTTCACAATCCATACGATACTTAATCCACTCGATAGCTACGTCTTTGTCCATGACAAGTTCTTGACCAAAGTGAGTTGCATCAGCAAGTCTTTCAAACTGAGTAGCTAATAATTGCATAGCTCCTGCGGAGATTTGACTGGTAGCAGTTAGGTAAGCATCTTCAGGACTCATATCTATACGTTTATTGGTATTGTTAGTAAATGCACAAAAACATCTACGAGCATAACCAGTTTCTTGCATAGACATGAATTCGTCTTCTGTTTTACCTCCATTAAGTAGCTTAGACGGAGTACCAAACAACAT